CCCCATTCAACAGAAAACCAGATCAGTGCGGCGATCCATCGCTTCGGAAGAACGATGAGACAAACCATGACCCACGATCGAGCTGGCGTTGGAGAACGGGATCGTTTCGAACAATATGCGAAACATTTTATCAAGAAATTTCTTAAGGTACAGCGTAGTGACATAATGGATTTTGAAGAGTGGTTAGAAAACAGCAACTACTCTGGTAGTCGAAAGGACGTTCTACGGGCTGCTCGTGATTTACCGATCCCGACTGACCCCAGTCTCCTTCAGACTGATTCCTTCCTTAAAACGATGGAATTTTTTCCCAAAGCAAAACATGCGCGTGCCATTAATGCCTACAACGATTCTCTAAAGACGTTGCTAGGCCCTCTTTTTCAAGCGATCGATAAGGCTACCTTCAGAAATGCTTTTTTTGTTAAGGGTATGGATATTTCAGAGCGTCCAGCCCTTTTGTATAAATTATTTGGCAATGGACCTGTTGTAGAAACTGATTTTACATCTTTTGAAAGCCACATGCGTGGAACTTTCGCAAAAGTAATCTTTTTCTGGATGATGCACATGACACGCGAGTTGAATTTACCAAGCCATATTCGACGCATACTCGCCTGTGCAGTGCAAGGCCGTAATTCGTGCAAATTTTCGCATATTACGGCCGAAGTTGACGAGACGCTCATGTCAGGAGCCGCTTGGACCTCGTCAGGGAATGGAGTGCTTAATTTGTTGATTATGTCATACCTATGGTCTCGCGATGAGCATGTTTGCCCCATGAAGCAAGCAGACTACGCCTTCGCGAAATTCAAGGGTGTTGTTGAGGGAGACGACGGTATGTGTTCCAAATTCAACGTCCGCGAGGAAATTATCGCTAACTTAGGGATCAATCTAAAGTTAGCCCACTTTCCCAGCTACGGTATGGCTTCTTTTTGTGGGATCGTATGTCCTGTGGGCAGCGCCAGTATTTTGTACGACCCGAAGAGGTTCGTACGCAATTTCTTTTGCCTAAGGCCCCGATGTGAAAAACAAAACCACAAAAAACAAGACGCTGAGCTACGTTGCAAGGCTCTCTCATACGCTCATAATTTCACGCATGCCCCTGTAGTGGGACCGATTGCGTCCATGGTGTGTGAGAGGACACGTAGTCTTGATGTTAGGCACATTGTCGATGACATGGATGCCTGGCACAAAGCAGAAATGCTTCAGGTCTTAGAGAAAAATAAAATACGGAAACCTTCTATTTTGAGTGAGGATATCCCCACTGCTCTTCGGGAACACTGCGCACGAAAGTTTGGAGTGACCATTGAACAGCAATTGGATATCGAGAAGTCCTTCCGCGATGACCCAGAAAATTGCCACGTTGATCTTACTGATTGGATGATGCCCCAGGATGATTACCACCGCAACTACCATGTTACTCGTGATTACTGGCCGGATAAGAAATGGACACGTCCATACTTACCACCTTTAATAAAGACGATAATGGCAGACGGCCGGTACGAGGGACCAGATAGTAAGAACACCAGAAAGAAAAATTCAAGGATTCTAGGGTCGGTGATAGCAACAAATTAGAATCACCTTTTGTTGATTTAGGAAAATCAAATGAACATACTATTTCTTGGGGGAAATAGTA